AGCTTATCGTGAAGCTTATCGTGAAGCTTATCGTGAAGCTTATTGGAAGGCTTTTTAATAACTTTATTGTGAAGATTTTCGACAGGCTTATCGGCAGGATTATATTTCAAAAACCAAGATTGAAACTCTCTAGAAGAACGATCATTTTTTAATTCTTTGTATTTCGCAGCTTTTTCCGATCGTATGTTTTCTAAAGTCGCTTGTATTCCAACACAATCAATACTAAATCGTTTTAATAATCCTTTTTGTTCGAAGCGATTTTTTTCTTCTACTTGAAATAAGAAATTCGCCATACATAATAAACGATCTTTATTATAATATGGTTCATCTGCATAAATAAAAGCCAAATAAAAAGTTAGAATAGTATCAATGGTTGCAATATAAATTTCTTTTTTATTTATATCAATTGTATTGTAACTATGACATGCAATGGGTTCATAAATAAAAGCCATCGTTTCTTTTCCGATTCGTATTTCAATACTTTTTGGTATGATTTCACCTATAGCAGATCTTTCAATGGTTTTTATATCTTTGAATCCGGATCTTTTTAATACTTCCTTCACAATGGTTGCGCATTTCTCCGGTTCTTCACTAATGACATCAAAATCCGGTATTTTTTCTACTACTTTTCGTTCTTTTTCTGGCATATATTTTGAATACAAACTGGTTGCATATCCACCAAAAAATATAACACCTTGATTAATAAAACTATCTCTTATTAAAATATATGCTTTTTCAGAATCGTTTTCATCAATTATTACAGTTTCTCGTTGAAAATCAATTGTATGACAATCTTTTTCAGGCTTCAATGGATAATATTCGTTTAATAATGTAAGTCGTTTTAATACTTTTTCCCATCGTGAGACATCACCTGCTGGTCTGGATAATTCTAAATATATATTCATACGAAGATAATTTGGTGGACAATATAAAATACCATTGATTTGAATTGCTTCTTTCGAAAGAACTTGAAATATTTTTTTGTTTAATATTGTAATATCTGCGATTGGTATAAAATTGACATATACTTTATAAGTTCCATGATGAACTCCTGCTTTTGCTTCTACATCTAAATATCCAGCTTTATGAAATATGTTGGCTAATTCTATAGCATCATCTAAAGCATTTGCTGAATAAAAATCATAATCTGGTATTTCAATATCATGGTTATAGAACTGAGCATGTTTTGGTAAAATGTTATTGATTGCAGTTCCTCCATAACAAATTAATTTTTTGTTTTTAATAAAGGATTCTACAATGGATATCATTTTTTTCACTTCTTCATTATTCACAATTTTCTTTTTCTGTATTTTTTCCGTTTCATCTACTGCATGTCTTAATATGGCTAATTCACAATCTTCAAACGACATTTCATTATGACAAATATCGTTGTTAAATTTATTTTTTGATTTTTTTTGTGACATTTTTTGTGACATTTTTTTTGAAATTTTGAAATGAAATTTTCTTTAACTATATAGTATGAAAACATTTTATTCACTCATCTTTGTAAAATAAATAACGGCTTTTGACAATGGTAAAATCGCACTTTTATTTTCACTAAAGAATGTTTCATAGGTTGTTAATTCATCATCCTTGATATAGTATCGATAAGGAACGATTTGACACCCATAATTCATTACAAGGTTTTGAATATTCGGATTTTTCACATTGGTATTATCAAAATCAGGTAAAGCTAATAAAATAGTATTTACATTGGTTGTTTCATTATCATTCATAATCGTAGGAGGATTTGTAGCTTGACTTAATATGCTATTATATCTTTGTAATTTCATATATTCGCTACCACTTTCAATATTAATAAATTGTGTTAAATCATAACAATTTTTTTCGGTTGAATCACAAGAAGTATAATTTGTATAGGTATAATTGATCGTTTTATCCATAATCAATACGACTTTATTCATAATATCTTGTAATTTTGTCTGTGGTGTTATTTTACCTTGATATAATTTATTTAGTAAAGCATAATCTACTGATTTTGCAACAGCTTTATAAACACCATTATCCGTTGATTTTATACGCAATTGAATAAATAAGGGGTCCGTTGAATTTGGACAATTCATACTTGAAAATGCATTGGATACGAGTCCCGATAATACATTGTCTAATAAAATCTTATTATCTGATTGTATTGTTTTAAATGTATTATCGGTTGAATATGCAACATAGGGTGTGTTGTTAATATAATAGACTTCAAAATCAAAGAAACGACAGCCGTTTGCAATAATGGAATTTAAAGTATCCATCGAAATGGTATTTCCAGATAGAGCGGAATTATAAGAACCTTTAATACAATATTGGCATAGTGTCATATTGGTATTTGCCGGATTTACTGGTTGAATTTGTGTTGTAAAGCCCTCTTTTGTGATTCGTAACTCGGTAGTTCGCGTGTTTCTTTTCCATATATGATAAAAAATATAAAAATAAAGAAGAATTAGAAAAAGAATGAAAAGGATTTTGAGCATTTAGTTATTTATTTTATGGATAGATTAAAAAAAAGAAAAACAAGATAAAAAATAAAGGCATAATATAAAAAAGAAAAATAAAAAATGCCTGGAGGATTACTAAATATAATTTCGGTAGGAAACAATAATGCTATTTTAACTGGAAATCCGAGTAAAACATTTTTTAAAGTCACCTATTCCAAATACAGTAATTTCGGTTTACAAAAATTTCGTATTGATTATGATGGACAAAGAGTATTGCGATTAACCGAACCATCCACTTTTACTTTTAAAATACCGCGATATGCTGAATTATTAATGGACACATATTTAGTCGTAACAATACCCGATATTTGGAGTCCGATTTATCATCCGGTTGCTGAGAATAATTATCAATGGACGAGTTATGATTTTCGATGGATTAAAGATTTGGGAACAACCATGATTAAAGAAATCGTTATTACTTGTGGTTCATTAACGATACAAAAATATTCTGGCGAATATCTTGCAGCCATGGTGGAACGTGATTTCAGTGCAGAAAAAAAAGATTTATTTAACAAAATGACGGGTAATGTTCCTGAATTTAATGACCCTGCAAATTGTAATGCGCGTGTCAATACTTATCCGGAAGCTTTTTATACAACCAATTCAAATGGTGCGGAACCATCAATCCGTGGTAGAAATATTTACATTCCGATCAATACTTGGTTTACATTGGACACTCGTTGTGCATTTCCATTAATTTCTCTTCAATACAATGAATTAGTGATAAGTGTCACATTACGCCCTATACAAGAATTATTTCAAGTTCGTGATATTTTTGATAATCAAAATCAGTATCCATATATTCAACCCGATTTTAATCAGAGTATTTTTCAAATGTATCGATTTTTACAAACACCACCCGCGGTGATTTTAACTGCGGAAAATTATAAAAATCAAGTTTCGGTTTGGAATGCGGATATTCATTTAATGTCGACTTATTGTTTTTTATCGAAAGAAGAAGCGCAATTATTTGCTATGAAAGATCAAATTTATTTAGTCAAAGATGTTTTTCAATATAATTATGAAAATATTACGGGAACGAAAAAAGTGAATTTGAATTCATCAAATGGTATGATTGCAAATTGGATGTTTTATTTACAGCGTAATGATGTCAATTTACGAAATGAATGGACGAATTATACGAATTGGCCTTATAGCACGATCCCTGGAAACTTACAATTAGCACCATCCGATAATAAATTAGAACCAAGTATTCTGTTTGGTCCGGGAACGAATCCGAATAATGGTATTCAAACGGGTATTTATATTACAGGGGATTATTTAGTGGATAATCAGTATGAGATTTTGAATACAATGGGTATATTATTTAATGGGGATTATCGTGAAAATACTTTGACGAGTGGTGTGTATAATTATATTGAAAAGTATGTCCGAACACAGGGTTCCGCAAAAGACGGATTGTATTGTTATAATTTTTGTTTAAATACGAGTCCTTTTGAATACCAACCATCGGGTGCAATAAATACGAGTAAATTTAAAACGATCGAGTTGGAAATTACTACTTATGTTCCACCGATTGATGTTGTTAATTCTAGTTTTGATGTTATTTGTGATGGTTCTGGTAATGCGATTGGTATTCGAAAATCCAATTGGCGTTTATATGATTATAATTTTAATTTGACGGTCTTTGAAGAAAGGTATAATATTCTTTCTTTTATTGGTGGAAATTGTGGTATGATGTATTCTCGATAGAAGCCTTTGGCGATAGAAGCCTTTGGCGATAAATGCTTGCGATAAAAATATGGTAAAGAATTTAGAGATTATAGAATAGAATAAATTATGGAAGAAATTTATTCTATTACGAATTCTTGTATTTGTCAGAACGACATAGACAAAAATGGAATCAATTTGAAAATTCGCTGTTTATCCCTATACAATACAAATTATCGCTACTCCCAAGAACTTCTTTGTTTCGATAGGTATTCTCAAGATACAGATACAGATATAGATACTAATACAGATACTGATTCAGATTGGATATCATTATTTGTAAATCATTTATCTGAAAATGACGATCATGACCAATTACAAAAAGTATTCAAATTTATTGGCATCATTCAATCCATCGAAATTGATAAAATAAATCGAACAGCAATCATTACATTTGAAAATAAATATAATAGTGATTTTCATTCTCATATAGACGAAAAATTAGTCAATAAAAATAAATATAGTGAGTATTATCATAGTATTTGTCTAGCATACACTGTATGGAAAAATCCAATTATTCCATTCGACTCATATGATTACGACGAATTTATTCAACATTTCCGAAAAAATCATACAGAAATCGAAAGTATTCATTATTATGATATTTATCTAATGTTTCACGATTTTGACAAACATACAATACCAAATTTCGAAAAAACAACGAAATTTTACAAATGTATTTTACATAATACCGAAAAAATAAAAAATAGAATTATAAAAACTGTTACGGAAACACCTAGCGATTTTGGTAATTTTGAACCATTTTATCCGTATTACATGCGAATGTAAAATGAGTTTTTCCCCCCATCTTTTTTTATTCTTATAATATAGTATTTGAATTATAAGAATAAAATATATAAAATGTCATCGGAAACTAAATGGAATCGCGAAATATTTAGTGATACAAACGAAGATTTTGATCCAACCATGACTGAAAATTTTCAAGTAGATAATATGATTTATAAAATAAAAAAAATAAAAAAACAACGACAACATCGAAAAAAATATGAACCCATTCAAAGTTTGGATGAGACAACGACGCCGTCAATACCTTTGATCAATTTACATGAACCTTTTGAAAATGTTCGAGAACGAGAAGGTTTAACCAATTTTGATTTATGTAAGGATTATGATGGCGTTGAAAGAGAATGTCAACCACAAGACAATGCAGAAGCCGAAAAATCCGAATCTTTTTCTCCGAATATTAAAGATTTTTTCGGAAATATTGATCGATTTAATTACAATAAAGCAAAATATTTGGCACAAGTATTATCGAAAAACACGCAAACCGAAAGTGATGTATTGATACTGAAAAGATATATTGCCATTTTTGAAGTTGTATTGATCAGTTATTTCTTTGCCTATAATTTATTTTTTGTCATTTTTTATAAAAATGAATTTGGTATATCCATTCATGAAACCATGTCAAAAATAGATGGTTCATGGATTAAAAATCAATCCGTAACAAATCCACTATTTGTCCCCATTGATTGGGTATTTGGATATGCCATTAAATTTTGCGAACTTTTACAGACCCTTTTATTTCGATTTATTCCAATGATTTCTTATGTTTTAAATCCAGCAGCATGTTTTATTGTTCTTTTTTTGGCCATCATTTACATTTCCCTTTATTTTGTTTCTGGTATCAAAGATTTTTTTCTTTCCATTGCAGAAGGTGATTTTACAAATCCATGGGTGTTAGGATTTTTTTGTATTTTAATATTTAATATTGTAACTTGTGCTTTTGATGTATTCAATGTCAATACTTTTACTTATTCAATGAGTTGGATACGAAATTTCGTCTTGTTTTTACCTTGGAGTATTCTTAGCACGATTGTTCAATTTATCATTATTATGATTGTAAGTGTGCCTGTCGGATGTATTTTATGTGCATTGACCTTTGTTTATTTCTCTACTTATATTATTTGGCATCTTTTATATACGGGTGAATGGTCGCGATTCTTTTTCATTTTTGAAAAAATCCGGTCGTTTATTGAAAAAGGGGACAAACAGGAGACGAGTGGAGAATTATCATTTTTACAAAAAATCAAGTATGTTGTGAATATTGTTTCGGATTTCCTGTATAATTATATATTGTATATTGTTTATTTATTTGTCATTGTATTTGCATTGATTGATTATTTACATCATATACAATCTTCGAATTTAAAAATGTCGTTGGGTGCTATCAGTGTTTCTTTGATTATATTCTTTGTTAGTTTATGTATTGTTGGATTTATTCGATCAAAAGATATGGATCGAACTTTGCCGGAAGAATCGATCATTGAAAAAGGAGAATCGTTTTTTTATCAATCACTTCATTGGTTACCTAGTTTTATTGTTGATAAAATACCGGATGCATTGAAAAATCCGGATACTGGAATCTAGATTGTAATTCTTCAATATCCATTTTTATTTCTTTTGCAAATATATTTTTTAGCCAGAATATTATATTTTGATAAAATATATATAAACACGATTTTTTATAATATATAAAATGACAAAAAATGCAAATGCTAAAAATAAAAATACCAACACTGGAAATGCTAACAAAAAATACTATCCGTTTGTGAGTGTATGCACCCCTACATTCAACCGCCGACCATTTATCAAAAACATGTTTCAGTGTTTTCGAAACCAAACCTATCCAAAAGATCGTATGGAATGGATTATTGTTGACGATGGAACGGATAAAATCAAAGATTTAATTGCTACTTCAAATATACCACAAATTAAATATTTTGAATTACCTGAAAAATTAACATTAGGTGCTAAAAGAAATTTTATGCACAGTAAATGCAAAGGATCCATCATAGTTTATTTCGATGATGATGATCATTACCCTGCAGTTCGTGTCGAACATGCAGTGGAAAAATTACAAGAACAGCCAGAAGCGCTTTGCGCGGGTTCATCGGAAATATACATTTATTTCAAAGGATTAAATCGAATGGTTCAATGTGGACCTTATGGACCAAACCATGCAACAGCTGGTACATTTGCAATGCGATCAGAATTATTAAAAATAACCAAATATGATGAAAAAGCGTCATTAGCAGAAGAACGATCATTTTTAAAAGATTATACCATTCCATTTGTGCAATTAGATCCATTAAAAACCATATTAGTCTTTTCCCATGAACATAACACATTTGATAAACGAAAAATGTTGGAAAATCCACATCCAGATTATTTAAAAGATTCTGATAAAACCGTAGATATGTTTTTCAAATTCAAATGCGAAGAAAGTATCAAAAAATTCTTTATGGAAGAAATTGATGAACTTCTTGCAAATTATGAACCAGGATTACCAAAAATGAAACCGGATGTATTAGCCCAAATTAAAGAAATTGAAGCAGAACGAGCAGAAATGATAAGAAAACATCAAGAACAACAACAAAAAAATGGTCCCATCGTTTTACAAAAACCAAATGGCGAATCGGTTGAATTAACACAACATCAAGTGGTTGAAATTATACAACAGCAACAAAAACATATTGGTCAATTAACCAATACAAATTCTGAATTAACAAAAAAAATCAGCGAATTGGAAAAAATGGTCATTCAATTACAAAAACAACTCATTGAGAAAAAAGGCGGATTTCGTTCCGATGAAGAGGTTGGTGATGTAGTCCCTATCGAAATGGATTCAAAATGTCAACCAGAAATCAAAGTTGATGCGGAATAATTTATTCCATCATTGCATTGCATTGCATATCATATGCATATTCCTAAAAAACAAAATATTCATATATTTTGTTTTT